GAAGACGTTTCTGTTCCGGTAATAGGCGCTTCTAAACGTGGTCAGGATTGGATTGATTTTAGCCGTCAGGTTCTTATGCACATTGAGAACTACACTGTACCTCAGTACGGTGACAAGGGTAGCGACCAAGCTTCTGAATGGGATATAGCAATGCTGATTGAACAAACCAAAAAGTATGCAAACCGGTATGGCAAAAATTCCAGACCTGGACAAGAAATGTTGGATTTTATGAAAGGCGCTCATTACCTTCAGATTGCAGCTACCTTATTTAAGAACGGAGAAAGATAAGATGGCATTTGAAACTTTAAGTATGGTTGGAAGCGTTACGGCAATTGGTGCTAAAAATACTTTGTATTTTACTTGCCCTGTTTGTAAATTTCCAATGCCGCCTAAAGAGGGTAGTATAAGAATGCACTTAGTAAATCATGCTAAGAAAGGAGAATTTAAAGCTAATATTGCAAACGCTATTGCAATGAACCTTTCTAATAAAAAGGGATGCAATAAATATTTAGATTCAATGAGTCTTGAAGATTCAAGATACGCAACTTATGTTATTGAATATATAAAAGAAACAAGTAGATTTAAACTACCAATTATTAACGGATTTAGTACAAACACTATAATACCTAAACGACAAAAATTAATATTATAAAAACACGAAAGGAAATTAAAATGGAACTGGTTAATCCTTCAGCAACAATTTTAAAAGTTACAATGTTCCCGCTGGAACTGATTGAAGAAGCTGGACGTATTTGTTACAAGTCTGAAGACAAAATAACAAACGATTCGGCAATTGACTTTGCTAAAATGTTGCTTAAACTTGGACATGAAAGCGTAGTTGAACACGCTGTTGCTACCGTCAAGTTTATCTGTGACCGTGGCGTTACACATGAAATTGTTCGTCACCGCATTGCAAGCTACAGTCAGGAAAGCACCCGCTATTGCAATTACGGTAAGATTGGTGTTAAGTTTATAACACCGTCAGACTTTGAACTTGACGAAGACGATTACGAATTGCTTATTAGCATTGAAGAACATTACAACAATTGTCTTGCTAAAGGAAGAACACCGCAACAAGCACGTTACTTTCTTCCAAACGGTTTGAAAACTGAAATTATTATGACAGCAAATTTAAGGGAATGGCGTCACTTCTTTAAGTTGAGAACAGCGAAAGCAGCGCACCCCGATATGCGTAACTTGACACGTCCTTTGCTTGAAGAATTTAAAAAAGAAATTCCTGTTATTTTTGATAATATTTTAGTTGACATTTAAATCGTAGTTAGGTAAGGTGACTTATGGCTAACGACAGCAGATGTGGAACGTGTAAAGTTTTAATGACGTTAATCAGGATTGAAACGTATAAACACAAAATGTTTAAAACTGGTTACTTTCAATGCCCAAAATGTTTCAGAACAAAAAGCATAATAATTAAGCAAAGAGGTTAACATGATTTGCGAAGATTGTGACAAGATTAAAAACTGTGATAAGTGTCCGAAGTGCGTTTACTTTAATCTAATTAAAGAAGAAATTTGTAGTGAATGTATGGAACAGGGAACGGAATGCAAATTCGAAGCGAAGGAAAAGTAAAATGGGAATTTTAAACAGCGTTACCCACACTTCGGCAGGAAATACAGGGATTCGCGCCGTCATTGCCGGTGTTGAAAAGGTTGGTAAAACAACACTTGCCTGTAATGCTCCAAGACCTTTGCTAGTCCCGCTTGAAACCGGTTTTATGGGCGTAAGCGTCAACAAGGTTCCTATGCTCACAACCTACAATGATTTGGTTGCACTAATTGACGAAATTACGGTAGCTTGTCAGAAGAAACAGTTTAAGTATCAGACGCTAGTATTTGACAGCGCAACTGCTCTTGAACGTCTTATTCACGACAGAACGTTACAAAGTGATGCCGGATGGAAAGTAGGTAATCCGAAAGGTATTACAATGGAATCCGCGCTAGGTGGTTACGGTAAAGCGTATCAGTTTGCCGACGAACTGTTTGCCAAGTTCCTTTACAAGTGCGACGATCTTGCAATTCACGGTGGTATTAACATCGTTCTTACTTGTCATGTGTTTGCAAGCAAGGTTATTGATCCTGCATACGGTGAATACAATACGTGGGATTTGCTGCTACATTCACCGAAGAATAACAAAACTTTCGGTAAGCGGGAAATGCTCTGTCAATGGGCTGATGTTGTGGGATTCTTTCACGAACCGCTGTTTGTAACAAAGTCGAGTGAATCGTTGTCACAGGGTATTAGCGCAAACAAAGGACGTATTTTAGGTCTTGAAAGAACACCAGGATATGTGGCCGGAAATCGGTTCGGAATCAAAGGCGAAATTTCAATTCCTAAAGACCATTGTTGGAACTACTTGGCACAGGCAATTCATCAAAGCTGCGGTATTGACGTTTACAACAAAGACTAAGAAAGGGGGTTTACGTGGCAAAAATAATGTGTAAAATTGCAGACGGAAGAGAAATTGAACGGCACAAAGTTAGTTTTAAGTTCAGGCTGGACAAAAATCACGACAACATTTTGCATGGTGTTAACGCTGTTTACGAAAAGCTACCAAACGGACAATTGATAAACTTGTCCAAGCAAGGACGTTTGACAAAGAAAGAACGTAGTAAACTAAAAAAACAGGACGCTAAATAGCGTACCACACAAAAAGGAGAATTAAAGTTATGGCACAGCTTCAGCAGATGTTCGATGCAACTACGGTAGACCCCTCTTCAGTAGCACAGATGCTTCCCGTATCACCAGCGGAAGGTTGGCCGGTAGTTATTACCAGTTCTGAGTTTAAGCCGACGAAGGACGACCCAAATCAAGGTTTTATGGATTTTACGCTGCTTGTTATTGAAGGTGAAATCAAAGGTGCTGAAGGTCACTTGCGCCTCAACCTTTACAACAAGAGCGAAAAGGCTGTTGAAATTGCTTACAAGCAGCTTTCCGCAATCTGCCATGTCACCGGTCAGTACAAGATTGCCGACACCGCACAGCTTCACAACATTCCATTTCGTGCTGTAGTTGCACTTCAGCGCAAGAAAGCTGTTGACGATCCCGATTACACCGAAATCAAGGGTGTGAAGGATATTAACGGTAACGATCCTGGCAAGCAAGGTGCTGCTCCTGGCGCACAAGCTCCTGTAGCGCCACAAGCCCCTGTTGCTCCTGTAGCGCCCGTTGCACCGGCACAGCCAGCGCCCCCTGCATGGGGCGCACCAGCAGCGCCTGAAGCTCCGGTAGCACAAGCACCGCCAGCATGGGGCGCTCCTGCCGCTGGTGTTGCTCCTGCTCCTGCCGCTGCTCCACCTTGGGCAACCAAACCAGCCTAATTTAAGTTGTTAAATCGAAGGTACGGGTTCCGTATGCGGAACGTAGGATTAAATTAAGGGAATTGGTTCCGCACCCCTTTTGCCCGTACCTTGCAATTAGTAACTTAACTTGAAAGGCTAACCCATGATTAATCTTGAAGCTCCTGGTATACTTAAACAACTTTCCAAACAAATTAAATTTGAAATAGACAGATATTGTGTAGACACCTACGACGACGGACCACGTTCGCATTTAGGCGCTTCTGAAATCGGTCATAACTGTAGCAGATATCTTTGGTATAAGTTCCGATGGATTGCCCACAAAACACACGACGGTAGGCAGTACAGACTGTTTCAACGTGGGCATTTTGAAGAACCGCGCTTCATTCAGTACCTTGAAGGTATAGGCTTCCAGGTCCAGCAGTTTGACCCTGAAGCTATCGCAAGGGGTGAAACTGACAAAGGTAAAATGCAAATTCGTATTGGTGGTTGTAGAGGTCACTTTGGCGGATCGGTTGACGGTATTGCCTATCGTGAAGATACCGGAAATGTGTTAACAGAGTTTAAAACAAACGGAACTGGCAAAGGCTTTACCGAATTGTCTTTAAACGGTTGCCAGCTTAAAAAACACCAGCACTTTTGCCAGCAATCTATTTACGGTTATAAGTTAGGTTTGAAGCATTCGTTGTACCTTGTAGTCAATAAAAACGACGATGATCTTCATGTTGAAGTAATACCTTTAGATTGGAAGTTAGGCGCTGAACTGGAAAAGAAAGCTGAAATGATAATCTTTGCTGAAGAACCTCCAAGCAAACTATCACAGTCAGCGTCGTATTATGAATGTAGTTGGTGTGATGTACTTGACGTTTGCCACAACGGAAAATGCGCTGAAAAGAATTGTCGTAGTTGTAAGTTTGCTTTTCCAATTGACAATGCCGAATGGTTATGCTCTAAATGGAACGCTAATATTCCAAAAGAAGCAATTAAAGCGGGGTGTGACGAATGGATTCCGATTGTTTAGAAATAAGCCTTTCAAGAGAAGCTTTAAAAATATTAGCGGATAAAATTATAAGCAATTATGAAAAGCTAAGACCAGATGACATTTTGAGATTTAGTTTTGCCACCACTACAATTGACTTTAAAATAAAGGGTTATAATGATACCGCGAAGCTATCAAGAAGAGTGCATTCAAGCATTATTTAACTATTTTGCTGAAAACGATTCCGGCAATCCGCTTGCTGCGCTTCCAACTGGAACAGGCAAGGCTTTTATAATTGCAGAATTTATCAGACGAATAATGTTGTCTTGGCCTGGACAACGCATTTTAAGCCTTGTTCACACAAAAGAGCTTGTAGATCAAAACAGCAAAACGCTTGTTAAGATTTGGCCGTTAGCGCCGGTTGGTGTTTACTGCGCCGGTCTTGACAGTAAGGACACGGTACATCCGGTTATATTTGGTTCGTTAGGATCGGTCAGGAACAGCATTGAATCTTTTGGATGGCGCGACCTTATTATACTTGACGAAGCACATTGCTTATCACCTGACGAAGCAACTGGATATCAGAAAATAATAAGCGGTTTGCTCGAAATTAATCCGAATTTGCGTGTAATTGGATTATCTGCAACCATCTTTAGATTAGGTCAGGGAATGCTTACTGACAACGGTTTCTTTACCGATGTATGCTTTGATATTACCGGCGTCGAAGCATTTAACCGGCTTATTGCTGAAGGTTTTCTTGCACCGCTTGTAACGCCTAGTCAAATAAAGAACCAGCTTGACGTTACCGGTATAGCAATAAGCAAAGGTGACTTTAACCAGACGCAATTGCAAAAGGCTGTAGACAAGCAGGAACTTACTTACGCTGCAATAAAAGAAGCTATTGAAATCGGTTACAATAGAAATTGCTGGTTGACCTTTGCTTCCGGCATTGAACATTCTGAACATATTGCTGAAATGCTTCAATCGTTTGGAATCTCAGCGGTAGCAATTCATTCCAAGATCAAAGACGACGAACGGGACCGAAGAATAATTGCTTTCAAACAAGGTGAAGTTAAGTGTCTTGTCGGATTCAGGGTATTAACAACCGGTTTCGATCATCCACCAATTGACTTTATAATTGATCTTTACCCTACTGTTTCACCAGGAATGCACGTTCAAAAGTATGGACGTGGAACAAGACCTTACGACGGAACAGATGCTTATTTTCCATTTGTCAAGCAAAATTGTTTGGTAGCAGACTTTTCAGGTAACACCCGAAGACTAGGACCGATAAACGACCCGTTGAAGCCTAGAAAAAAAGGAGATAAGACCGGTGACGCTCCTGTTAAAATTTGCGAAAAATGCGGTCTGTATAATCACGCTTCTGCTCGTTACTGTGGCGGCAAGCCCGAAGCTTCTAACGAAGGTTGCGGTTTCGAGTTTACGTTTAAAACTAAAATAACCAGTACAGCGGGAACGAATGAAATAATTAAAGGTGACTTTGCTACAATTGAATATATAAATGTAGATCGTGTTATTTATCATCGTCACAGCAAGCAGGGAATGCCCACAAGTATGAAGGTGAGTTACTATTCTGGCTTAGATCGTTATACAGAATACGTCTGCTTAGAGCATAAAGGTTACGCTAAAGGTAAGGCACAGCAATGGTGGATTCAGCGACATAATTCACCACCACCAAAAACAACAGAAGAGGCTTTGAGCTACAGTTCGTTGCTTAAATGTCCTAAGAAAATAAGAGTTAGGACGGATATCAATTATCCTGAAATTTTGGGGGCGGAATGGTGAGGCGGGTGTGATAATTTGTTATAATTTAAAATGTAAGTTTCACCCTTACACAGATTTTATAAACAAGCCTCCTTTTATTTGTGAAAAAGGTTTTTTAAACGAAAATTGTTTTAAACAAAAGGAGAATAAAGTAATGGACAAACGTGAAGAAAATATAGCAAGAGCCGAAAACGTAGTAAGCAAAATTAAAACAAACTTTGACGAACTATTTGAACTAATGACGGAAGCTATGTTAGATCATACAATAATTGAATACAGAAATAGAAATACCTGTTTGGATTGTTTGCATTGGAATAGTGAAACTGAATTTTGCTTGAAGTTTGACGCTTGCCCTCCTGTTAAAATTATAGTTAATGCCGAACGTGATTGTCCTGGCTTCGATATAGATATTCCATTTTAAGGAGATTAACCGTGGCTAAACCTTCTGAAAGAATGCTTTATCAAACTTTTTTAGATTTATGGTACGCTGAACAAGATTATAGAATGTATGTTGAAGAAATGACCGAAACTTTAAAAGCTATGAAAAAAAGTTTAAGCAAAACCGAAAAGCTTCTAACGGCAAGTAAGGTTCACTATAAAGAAGTTTACGGAAGCGAACCAACGTCACCAAAAAGAGGTTAACAATGGCTAAACCTAGAGCAAGCAAAAAGACAAAATCAACTACGTCGGCAAACTTAATTGCGGCACTTGAATTTGTTTCCGTCGCTCAGAAAGCCGAAGGAACGTTTCAAGCTCACTGTCAAATAAATCGTGGGCAAGTTATAGCGTCTGACGGTATTCTTACAGCCGGTCACAAGATTGACGAAGACCTTGTTGCAATGCCTCATACGTTTAAGTTTATAGCTGCTTTGGAACGTTGCGGCAAGGATTTAGCAATTACTCAAATGGACGGCAAACTTTCGGTCAAATCTGGACCGTTTTCAGGCGTCGTTGACTGTATGACCGACCTGCCCCCTTCGTTTGCACCCGATCCACCAGCAGCGTCGATATCCGATACAATCCGAACCGGTTTCGAGTCAATAGCACACTTGTCAGTTGAGAATGCAAAAACAGTTGTGCTTTCTTCAATCCTAATTCGATCCGGTTCAATGTGTTCGACGGACGGCTTTCTGATCCTGGAATACTGGCATGGGTATAGCTTACCCACAATAGTTATACCTAAGTCATTTGTAGCTGCGATAATCAACGTTAAAAAGCCGCTTAAAAGCTTTGGCTTTTCTGATCGTAGTTGTACTTTCTGGTTTGAAGACGATAGTTGGATTAAAACACAACTATATGAAGAACCTTGGCCAGACGTTGATCGTATTTTAAACATGCCGTCAAATCCCGTAGCGTTGCCTGAAAACTTCTTTGAAGCTGTAGCTGCAATCGAATCTTTCAGCGACGGTAAGCGTGGCGAAAAGAAAGTATTCTTCGGTGAAGGTTGTTTGCAATCGCACCGTGATAAAGCCGAAGGTGCTTGCTACGAAGTTTCTGGTTTGCCTTTTGGTCCTTGTTTTGGTATTGAACGTTTAAAAAGAATTAAAAACGTAGTTAAAAGTGTTGACTTTCTCACAAGTCCTTGCTATATATTCGGTGACGCTATTCGTGGCGCATTAATGGGAATAAGAAAGGAGTAGGTTATGAACGATTATAGAGTTGAAATTAGAATGAAAAATGATAGGATTTTAAGTTTAATTGAAAACGCTGGTTATAAAAGCGTTAGTGAATTTTGTAGATTGAACGAAATAACAAACAGCATTGTAGGAAGAATTATAAACTTTAAACTATCTCCTTTAAAACTAAATGGGGAATTTTTAGAAGCTATTGAAAAAGTTTCAATAGCATTGGGAGTTAGTACAGATGAACTTTTTACAGAAAAACAATTATATTTAGAAATGGAAAGCAACAAAAGAGTTTTAAAAATGAAAGAAGCCGAACTTGTGTTTTTAAACGATCAAGAAGAAAGTACAATTGAAGCTATTGAAAACAAAATAGACAAAACTAAATTTATAAACGCAATGATGAAAAAACTAACACCAATGGAACAAAATGTAATTAATTGCAGATTTTATCACAACATGACTCTTGCTGAAGTAGCGGAAACACAAAATGTTGGAGTAGAAAGAATTAGACAAATTCAGTTGAAAAGTTTGTGTAAACTAAGAGACCGTTATAACGAATATTATTATAATAAAAATGTAAAATAAAAGTTGACAACGTAGTTTTAAGCTGATATAAGGTTAGTTATGAAAACTACAAAAACAAAATTTAAAGCAAGAAATGCTCATTTAATTGACGGTTTTAAAGATTATTGTTTTGGTTATTATGGTATTAGATTTAAAGATGGTAGTGAAAAAAGAATACATTATAAAGAAGCTTGGAGATTAGGTTACTTAACGTGGATTGATATTCAATTTGCCGGTGAAAACGGAAGACAAGGTTTTAGAGCTAACATAGAAGAAATTTTTGACAGATGGATTAGATTTAAAAAAGAAGCTTCTAAAGATGAATGCAAAGCTGTTTTTGCTAAATTAAAAGCTACAATTCCGCAATGGTTGGATTCAACAAGATATTACGAACCTCATTTTGGTAGATGTGGTATTTATTGGAAAAAATATAATTGGGAAAATAAACCTTACAAATGCCCTATTTGTAATGAATATCTTGAAACTGTAGAATATAAAACAATACATAGTATATTTTGTCATAAACATTTGAGACATTTTTTAAAATTTATTGACAAGGAAAAATACAGTAATTTAACTTATGACGAAGGTGCTGCGGTTTACATTGATAATCAAATGTCAAAAGTTGTAAAACAAATCGAAAGGGGTAAATACAATGGGATTGCTAGAACAGGAAATTAAAGAGCTTAGAGATTTGCAGAAGAAAGTAATGGCCGGTGAAGTTTCTATGGATCAAGCGGCAATGCAGATTTCAATTTCAAATCAAGTTGCTAAAAGAGAAACGTTAATTTATAACATTATGGCATTAAATGCCAAATTCGGTTCAAAGGCTTTAAAACCTATTGTTGGAACAAACTTAATTGGAAATGGTACTGCAATTGAAGTTTCTGGAGAAATTGAAGAAAAAATAGTTTGTCCAGAACAAGGTGGAAAATGTATAAATAGAGAAGAGTGTTTAGATTATAGCGGTTCTAGTCATAACATAGACAAGTGCCAAAAATGCGACCAGTTTGAAATTACAAGAAAACAATTTTAATGTTCTTCGACCATACCGAACAAGTTCCTAAGAAGTTACTTCAAAAGCGCAATCTTATTGTTCCGATGATAAGAAGCGAAAAGAACTTTGAGGTATTCACAGACGAAGACCTTTATGCCGCTAAAGGTGGTGTAATGGTCTTCGACTGTGAGGTTTATTCTAACTACTTCTTAATTGCATTCCGCTGCTACGTCACAAAGCGAGTTGTATATTTTGAACGTACTTACAACACCGATTATAATATGCAAAAACTGTTGTTTGTATTGCACAACTTTTGTCTTGTCGGTTTCAACAGCTTCTATTTTGACGTTCCGTTAATCTGGCTTTCAATGATCGGTGTCGGCACAGACACGCTAAAGTTCGTCACGAATCAGATTATCAAAGGTGGTTGGCGTCCTTCCGATGTTGAGAAAACCTATCAATTCAAGCAGGGACAAATAAATCACATTGACCTTATCGAAGTTGCACCCCTTCAGGCGTCCTTAAAGACCTATATGGGGCGTCTTCATGCAAAGCGTCTACAAGACCTTCCTTTTGACCCTGAAGTTGCTCTGACGCAAGAAGAAATGCGAAACGTGCTGCATTATTGCGTGAACGACCTGGACGGAACAGATATTTTGCTGAATGAGTTAAGCCCACAATTGGAGCTTAGAACACAACTTTCACTTCAGTACAAACAAGACCTTCGTTCCAAGTCCGATGCTCAGATTGCCGAAGCGGTTATATCGAAAGAGGTTGAGAACCTAAACGGCTATTACGCAAAGCGCCCGACAATCGAACCAGGAACGTCGTTTAAGTATGAAGTGCCTGACTATATTACATACAAAAGCCCTATCCTTCAGCATATGCTACAGGTTGTCAGAAATGCGGATTTTGTCGTAAGGGATTCCGGCAAAGTTATCATTCCAGACGGCATTGCAGATTTGCAGCTTAATGTGGGCTATAGTAGTTATAATCTTACAATTGGCGGATT